ACCGGCCATTGCGTTATCGCCTCCCGCTCATCGCGATCATCAACACCGCCAACCCACCAAACAACAGCAACGTACTCACGCTCGACGGATTACTCAACACGGTCCCGAACGCGTTCGCAAACCCGGTCCCGGCCTGGGTCACCGCCCCCGCCGGACTCCCCTGCACAACCTTCAACCCGTTCGGCAACTGCGTCACACTCCCACCCTGGGAGATCGCCAAAATCTGTCCAATCACCTGTCCGCTCGAATTGAGGACTTGAGCCCACGAGTACCCATTGGGCGGCGTCGGCGTCGACACATTCGGAGCCACCACGGTCGGCCCGGTCCAGTCCGGAACCGCGGGTGTGATCGACTGCAACCCGCTCAAAATATCCCCGCTCTCCGGCAACGGGGTCGACGACGGGATCGACGTCACGTCGGGAGTCGGAGACAACACATCGGTCGTCGCGGGCGTATCAATCACCGTCGTATCGTCTCCCAACCCACTCATCCCCGCCCACCGCGCCACCACCGGATTCAGCACCAACGGGTTCATCGCCCCCGTCCGGATCGGCAACGCCCCGAACCCCGTAGGCGTCCTCTGCCCAAACCCAGGATGCTCCGCGCGGAATCTCGCGAACGGGTTCCCGCCCCTGACCTTCAACTCCGCGGGGAGAGACTTGGCTCCACCGGCTTGCATCGGCACCGTCAACGGCATAGTCGCTCCTTAAATAACCCCACCCTCCGCCTCATACTGGCGAACGAACTTTCTGATCTTGGCGATCTGGGTCTTCGGCGGAGTGACAGTCCGATACACCAACTTCGCCAAGTGTGGCGCACCGGAATAACCAAACACTTTTATCTTTTCGAGAAACGTCTGGTATTCTTCGCTCTCCGGATTCCTCCGTCTCACCGCTCGATCCGACGTCCGAAACTGAATCTTCCCGCTCGACGTCACCATCACCTGACCCTTGACCCACTTGTTCCGCGGAATCGCCCCGCCTGGGTTCGTCCTCCGGCTCCGGTAAACCGCGTAGCTTCGTCCCATTACAGTGTCACCCCCATGACCCTCTGTCCCATCGCCAACTTCCACATCACCCACAACCCGCCAAAGACCAGCGCAGTCCTCACCACGTCGGCGAACGCCCCGCCGACTTGGTCACAACTCGCCATCCCCTCCTCAACCGGCCACTCCCTCCATCTCGCCCACGGCTTCATCTGCAACGCTTCCCACCCGAACTCCTTCCCATGACTCGCATCTAACGCCACCCTCACCCTCTGACCATCACCCCCCTTCGGGTACGCGACCACGTACACATGGGTAAACATCCCCGGATGCGTATCATCCCCGGCCACGGTCACAAACCCACACGGCACCCCCATCGCCACCAACACACTCGCCGCATACATCGAGTAGTCGTCGCAATCCCCAATCCTCGACCCCACCGGCAACGCCGCCATGTCCCGCGGCCTCACCAACACCTCGACCACATCACCCTTCCCCGCCAGTACCCCCGACGCCAACGGAGCCCCCGTCACCTCATCCCGCAAAAACTGAATCTTCCCTTGCGTCATCCCCCAGACATTCCTGACCGCGTCCACTTCATCCGCCGCCCCCGCCATACATCTCTGGGCGTCATTCTGAATCTGAGGTGTCGCCGCATCCTCCATCGCATACCGGCCCATCACCCTCAACGTGTCCGCAACCTGACCGTCAGGATCATCCCTCACCACGTCGGCCCGGTAATTCACCTCGCCCAACATCGGATGATTCACCACCCCCGTCTGTACCGGTCTCGTCACTCTCATCGTCCGGCTCCCATCCCGACATTTTTGCGGGTGAAGTTCTGGGGCGTGATCTGCGGGATATAAGGAAGGGCGGCTTGAGGGGCGGAGATCGTTCGGGCCGTTAGCGAATGATGACCGGGGCGATCATTGCGACCGCCGCGACACACTCCCCGCTCGATCTCCGCGCTCCCTTGCACGTCAAGAAGTTTATCGCGCGAAAAATTCCCCGCCGACTCCTACATCTAGTAACAGTAGAGTTATACGCCGGTCCGGGAGGGGTGCCAACAAAAATTTGCTTTTTCAATTATTTGGACCTTAGAATGATTTTCCGATCCGGGAAAATAATCGATTTCGAGGCCCTCACCGCCTCAACGACATAGGAGAATCCATGGAAAAAGACCGCCCAACCGACCATTCCCCGTCCAATACCCTCGCGTTTCCCACAAGACAACCCATTCCAGACGAAGAGGATGCCCTCACCCGCCATCTTCGCGAAACTTCCCCCGACAACCACCTCGACCACCTCGACAATCCCCCAGACGCTCCCGAATCCCCAGGAATTTTTGCGGGTGAAGCGTCGACGGGGGATGAGGAGCGGCCGGAGGTCGTGAAGAGGGGGAGGGGGAGGCCGCGGAAGGATGGGATGCCGGTCAGGAGTTCGACGATGGGGCCGATGCCGATGCCGACCCCGCCGTTCAAGAGGTTTTGGAGCGATGCGTCGAACGGGAACCAGAAGCCCCAGAAGTTATTGAACTGGATTCAGGAGTGTCCGGCATGGGCGAGGGAGAGGATGACGTTGTTCATCTCCAGGGATTGGCCGGTACTCATTCATATCACGCCGGAGATGAAGCAGAAGGCGAAGAGGGAGGGGAGGGCGGTAGAGCATAACTATATCGACAAAATCTCCGGGGATAAGATTATCAAGGCGATTCACGAACTCCAGGATCGATATGGGGCCGGGGATTACTCGATGATTCTGAGTGACGGGGAGACCAATCAGAATCTCGCGACGGTGAGCGTGAGGGAGGGATGGCGGGACATCCGGGCGTATCCCCCGAGCGATAACCGGGTGGATCGGGTCGAGAATCTGGAGATGACGGACAAGAGTAATGGTCCGTACATCGCGTACTTGAAGGGTCAGGGGAAGTTGGTTGATAAAGACCAGGAAAGGAAAGGTGAGGAGATGGCCGAAGTGAGTGCGGTGAAGGAGGTGGTGAGCCTTGCGCGAGAGGTGATGAATAAGAGCAATGCCCAGGGGCAGGATGGAGGGAAGGCCGCGGAGGTCGTGGCGGAGGCGGCCAAACAGGGGTTCGAGATTATCAGTAAGAGCAAGGAGATCGCGGACTCCCAGGCGGCGAACAAGAACCCGCTTGATGATTTGACGAAGATTGTGGATGTGGTGGACAAGTTGAGGCCGCCGCAACAGAAGAGTGACGGGGAGTTACTGGGGACGATTCTGGAGAGGATGGCGGACATGAATAAAGTCGTCCTATCGATCCAGAACGAGAGGATCGCGTTCGCGGAGAAAGTGGCGTTGGAGGCGGCGAACAGAGGGACGGCGGCGACGGCGGCGACCGCGGGGACGGTGCCGGGGGCGGGGACGGTGGACCCGTTTGAGGCCGGGATCGAGAGGTTCAGTAAGATCGCGAGTTTGATGGGGTGGAAGATGCCGGGGAGGATGGCGGGCGGGGAGGCCGCGGAACCGAGTACCGGGGTGAAGGTGATGGAAGTGATTAGCGATCTGTTGCCGGGGGTCAATGGGTTGTTCTCGAATATCCTGACGGCGTGGCAGACGAAAGTGTACGCGGACGCGGTCGCGAAGGGCGTGATGCCTGGGGGGATGATGCCGACCCCGCCGCCTCCGCCTCAACCGGTGCCGGTCATGAACCCGATGGAGATTGCGGGGACCGCGGGGGCCGGTGTGGAAGAGGAGAATGGGGCAGGTGATGGTGGCGATGACGAGATGGCGAACTTCACCAAGTTCATGGAAGCCATCAAGAGACCGTTGCTGAATCATATCAATCGGAATCTGGGCGGGGACCGGTTTGCGGAATTTTTGATTGATATGTACGATGAGGCGACGTTTGAGCAAGTACGGGGGGCCGGGAGCGATGCGTTGGCGATGGCGCTGAACTCGTACCCGCCGATTGCCGCGGAGATCCGGGGGAAGGACGCGGTCGTGAAGAAGTTTGTGGAGGAGTTTGTGGGGTATGATCCGAATGTGGTGGATGAGGATGATGGGGGACAGGGTTAGGCGGGTTTCCGGCGGAGCCTAGATTCTCTGCCGGGTTGAAGCGGGGAGGTGAGACGGCTAGGAGTCTGGGCCTCCCCTTCTAACTTCCCGTTCGATGGCGTCGTGAAGGTCTGAAAGTTTGCCGGTGTCTTTGGCCTTGCGGAAAGCATCGATGAAGTCCTGGGTATTACCAACGGCACCTTCGCGAAGTATACCCAGACCGCGAACGATCTCCATCTGTATGTGCCATGGCATATTGAGGAAGGCAATGGCGTTCTTTCTAGCGTCTCTCGTCGTCATGACGCCAACCATTCCCTCACTTTCTTCTCGATGTAGTCGTAAGGGGCGAAGACCGGCTTCTTCTGAATCTCCACGTTCAACACCTGTTGGCTATTGTTGTAGGTGAAAGCGAACTCGACCCCGGACTGTTCGATGGTGCCGGTGAATTGGGAGGCGGGGATACCTGCCTCGACCAGTTTTTTGGCGAGTTGGTCGGGAGGGATGGAAACGGTGAAGTCTTTGGGCATGGGGGCTCCTTTTTCGGGTGGTGAATTGGGTCGCCGGGTGGAGTGTCGGTTGTAGGAGTCGGAGGCCCCACCCGGCTATCGAACCGCCCTCGACGGAGGAATTAGAGAGCGGCCGAAACTTGAAAGAACTTATCGGCGGTTTCCGCGGGTATCCCCACCGCCTGGGGGATCTGCAAAACGCCGGGTATCCAATCTAGCGATGAAGTTCAGGATACCCACCGTCACCCGCTACGACCCCGACCGTCAGGCGGCGTCGATCTTGTTGGCGAGAGCCTTCTCTCCCAGTTTACCGTCCATCATCTTCAGCATGGCCGCGGCGACGGTCTGGACGCGGTCGCTGTACTTGCACTCGAACGCCTCCTCCTTCTTCTGGGCCTCCTCGAAGTCCTTCCCCACCCCGGCCAAGTTGCGGAGGACTTCTCGGGTCTCGCGGATGGTGAGGGCGACGGACTGGTCGGCGGGGGCCTTCTTGCGGCGTTTGGCGCGGGCGGCCTCGCGGCTGTAGCCCTTCTTTTTGCCGCCGGTCGAGGCGGCCTCGGTCCGCTCCTTGATGTACTCGTCCTGTTCGGCCTCGGTCATCTCGAACATTTCGCGGGCCTCGGTGTAGCCGATTTTGCGGTCGTGGATGAGTTTTTGAACGTGCGGCCGGAAGTCCGCCATCTTCGACATCTCGGTCACCCAGGCATTGGACCGGCCCAGAGCGGTCGCGACGTCCTTCTTCATCATCCCGTGTTGGGCGGTCATGACGTGGATGACGCGGGCGTAGTCGATGGGCGACATCTCGAACCGCTTGATATTCGCCGCGGCTCCGGCGAGGAAGGCCCGCGCATCGCTCATGTCGACCTTCATGGCCTTGACCTTCATCCGGCGATTGTGGGTCGTGTTGATGTGTTCGACCGCCATAACGCGTGTGTGGCCGTCGATGACGACCTTCTTCTCGTCGATCACGCGGTACAGGATCGGTTGGATCTGGCCATTGAGGAGGATGTCCTTGGCGAGATCGGCGACGTCCTTGGCCGACACCTTGAACCGGCGGACCTGGGAGTCATCGTCAAGTACCAGTTGGGAGGGGAGGAGTTCCTCGATCTCATCGGGGAGTTCGATGGGTTTGACGTCCTCGATGGTTATGGCGGGGGTCTGGGCCGCCGCGGCGTCGTCGATCACGTTTGAGGCGTGCAACGAATCCTGGGTCTGGTCGATTGCTTCAGTTGTGGTCACTAAAAAGGTCTCCTGAATTGAATTTAGTTCGTTCGTGGTTACTGCAATGGTGGGAAAGTGTTCGCCCTTTTCCCAGTCAATACGCGAGGTACGGAAAACTTACCGGATCACCAACTCTTCGTCGTCGACCGCGGCGAACGGGTCATTGTCGCCATCGTCGTCCTGGTCGTCCTCGTCTTCTTCCTCGTCCTCGTCGAAGTCGTCGTCCTCGTCATCGTCCAGATCGAGATCGAGGTCGTCGTCATCGTCATCGTCGGCAGTAGCGGTCACCGTCTCTTCGCCCTCGTCGCCTTCTCCGGCTCCGTCCGCGGTCTTGAACTCGACGTCTTCCATCTCGACATCCCCGACGCTCCGGCCGTCGACAATCCACTCGCCCTCCGCCAGAAGGCTAATGACGTTCTGGTCGTCGGTGGGGTCAACGTCGACGATGGCGAGGTAGCGATGTCCACCGACCTCTAACGTCGCCGGATCGCCGTACTCGACCAACTCCCCTTCTTCCCCTCCGTCCCCGACAATGCGGTAGACGTCATCCCCTAATTGCAACTTCGGCATGGTGAAAAATTCCTCCTTGGGAATAATGCGGTGAATTGGACGGTGAAGTCAAGAGGAGATTTTTCTCCCTCCGTACCTGAGGGCTTTACCTCTAAATTCAGGAGACGTGACCACCTTTTCAAGACCAACCCGGTCTTCCACCCTGAGATGGTCCGGCATCTTCACATAAGTACCGTATGGTAGTAATCTAACCGCCACTCGATACAATTCGTCAACATTGTGGGAGGAGTCCACCCAGAACCAATTCTCTGAGTGAGCATCCCAACAACCAGGATAGCAATCGCAGCTTAAGGGCATAATTTACTCCCAAACCCCGTCCTCTCCTTGCTTCAACTCCGTCACGCCCTCGGTCAACTGGGGAAGGTTCGGGTACACCGTCACCTCCCCGTCCTCCGCCCGGTTCACAAACGTACCCTCCCACCACTCGGTCCCGTCCTTCCGTCTCATCGGGACCGCGACCTTCACCAACTCCACCTTGGCCCTGGTCACCGCGACGTAGCAAAGATTGTCTTCCTGAGCGAGTTCCCAATCCTTCTTGGCCCACTTACTGGGCATGTATCGGTTCATCCCCACGACGAACACCCGGCCCCATTCCCGGCCCTTCGAGCGATGCACCGTACAAAGTCTCAAAATATCGCGGTCGCTATTATCGCCAAAAAGAAAGTCGATCTTGTTGACGAGGTCCGCCGTCGTCTTCACCGACCGGTACCCGCACAGATCCCGCAACGTCTCACACCGGTCCTCCAGACTGTCCGCCTTGGCTTCCTTCCCCGCCTCCCTCAACCGGGCCGTCTCGACCTCCTGGTACGCGTCCAACTTCTCCAAAAACGCATCCACCCCGAGGGCATCACCGTCCTGGTCCCACTTGGTCGCCAAGCCAATCAACCCCTTCGTACTCGCCCCCTCGACCATACACGGGATGTCGAGTTCCCGTAACCGCCCCGCCACGCCCACCAGAGGCCGGGTATTCCGGCACAGAATCACGTCGTCCGGGGTCAACTGTCCCTTCTTCGCCATCTCCCACAGATCCGTGTGTTTGATCGTCGTGACCTTCCCCAACGGGGCCGACTCATGGGCCTCGTACTTCGGCACCCACGTCTTCGCCTCCTCGACGATCATGACCGGACACCGGTACGTCACGCTCAACGGCAACTCCGACGAATTGAGGTCCCGTTTAATCACATCCATCGCGTCCGCGGTGGCCCCGGCAAACCCGTAAATCGCTTGATGCGGGTCCCCCACTGCCACCATCCTGGTCTTCTCGTGCATCATCGCGTAAGCAATCAACCGTCTCGCCGTATTCGTGTCCTGGGCCTCGTCGATCATCACCCACTCGTACTTCTTGAAGGCCGCCTTGAAAAAGAGTGGCGCGAGAAGCATGTCATCAAAGTCAATCGCCTTCTCGCATTGCTCCAAACTCGCCCGGTACGCCTTGATGCACATTTGAATGAACGCCTCAGTCGTGATCGCCCCCGGAATCTCATCCCTCATGTCATAGAAGTCGATGATGTCCTTCCACGCCTTCTCATCCCCGACGCCCGGTTGTCCCTGGACCCCCAAACACGCCTGTTTCGCGTAACTCACCGTCTCGCAGATCGCCCCCACCAGCTTCCGATCCCACAACCCGGCCGCGGTCACGCCCTTCGCGATCACCCGCATCTTCCCGCCCTCGACCTTCGCCCCCGGAGCCAACCCTCTCCACGCCGCAAACCCGGCCGAGTGCATCGTCCCGCCCTTCACATGCCATGACCCTTGTGCCTTCAACCTCGACACAAATTCATCCGCAATCGCCTTGTTAAACGCCCCCATAAACGCCGACCCCTTGATGATCTTTGCAATCTCCATCAACGTCGTCGTCTTCCCCGTCCCCGCATACGCGATGAGGTTGAGAGACCCTTTCCCATTCCTCACCCAGTCAAACACCACCTCCTGTTGTGGCGACGGCTTAAATGTCTTCATCGGTGTCATATTGTGGTAATTCCTCCCACCCCAATCATCGCCCAACTCCCCGAAATTTTTGCGGGTGAATCGTACCTAGATGAGGGGAAAAAGTACTTAGGACTTAGGGAATGATTCCTTCCACCTCTTCCGTTCGAGACACTTCTCGCAACGGCAGTAATGGTCCATGAAGTCGTAGCGCCATGAGGTGAGGCGGGAGACGAGACTGGAGAGGGTGTGGTCGACCCACCCGACGATCTGGTAGGTGTAGTCGACCCAGGCCGGGGCTCCGAGGAATTTACGTTTCATCAAATGCGTCCTTGTTCTCTGAGGTGGTCGGTTATGTCGTCCCAATTGTCGGCGGCGGCCTTGATGTAGCGTTTAGCATCCTCCTCACGTTCGACGGCAGCGGCCCATTTATCGACGTCACGAACGGCAAAGACGGCGTCACGGATGAGACCGACGATGACCGCGGGTTCGAGGGCGTCGAGTTCCCAACTCTCCTCACCGTACTTGTCCATGTACGCCGTAAAGCGGGCGTTGGTGGTCTTAGCCGGGTTGGGAGGTGGGTTGAATTGCCGGATCTGGTCCATGTTGAGGGCGAGGCGTTCCATGAGGATGGCGGAGCCGGTGAAGAGGTTGAGACGGTCCTGGATGTCTCGCGTCATGTCGAGACCGGAGGGGTCGTGGTCACCCAGATGGAAGACGATGGGTATCTGACCGTTCTTTCGATGCCGCCTCAACCTCATCGCTCCGGCCCACATCTCCGACGCCGACGTGTAGCCGCGGCAGGAGAAGTATGGGATGTCCAACTCCTCGCAGATTCCGGCGATGACCCCGACCAATGCATCCTTCTCGATCCAGACCTCAGGGCGGTAGGTTTGGTCGTCCCATTTGTCATGTTGGAAGGAGTTGGCCGCGGTCGCGATGATCTCGTCAGGGGAGCCCCAATGAGAGTTCTGGCGGACGTTGCGGGTACGGTCTTCGAGATGCTCCCAGTCGATGAGACCGGCAAGGCGGGCGTCGTTGATGAGGGAGCCCAGGTTTTTGTAGGACTTCTCGTTGTTGGGGATGATGTCGCGGGAGACGAACTGGTAATAGAGTTGGCGCAAGGTGAGGGTGAAGCCTTGGGCGGAGTAGGAGGCGATGATCTCATTGGCCTGGGTGATGAGGTCGTGGGACCGGGCGGAGAACTTTTTGAGGATGTAGCAGATTTTAGGCATACCGAGTCACCCACTCCTTCCAAACGTTCACGACCGGTTTGTTGGTCGCCACCGCGTACCTCACACAATTCGCCGTCCCGCCCTCTTCCCCGCCGTTGTAGAGGGCGATGACCATGTCGGCGTTATCCACCATCCACCGGTTCCGCAACTCCATCTTGTACGGCTGATAGCCGCCGGTGGAGACGATCTCGATGTCCTGGGCGGCGTCGAGGAGCCGGAAGTAGATGTCCTGGTATTCCTTGTTCCACATCTTCTCCTGACCGAGGAAGGGGATCGCGGCGATGTAGGGGATCTCCAACTCCTTGCACGCGAAGGCGACGGCCATATCCCACCCGAGGGCCATGCCGGTAATCACGGTCATCGGCGTCCCGTCCTCCTCGTGGTACTGGAGGCGGTAACGCATCGTGCGGAAGGCGAAGTGGTTGAGGCGTTGGGTGGCGTCCACGCTATAGCCACCCAGTTTGTCGGGCCGATGCCCGGTGATTGCGTATCTCATTCGCGATCCCTCCGTTCTCCTGGTACGGGTTGGAGAGGCGCGGTCTCGACCGGGTTCTCCTTCACCGTCATGTCCGCGGCGACACCACTAGACTTGATCGGGGCATTGGTCAACTCGATGCCCTCGATCCACTCAAACCCGCGGTCACACCTCAATGGGCAATTTTGAAATAACCGCCCCTTGTTCTCTCCGTCCTTCTTGACGATGAACGCCTTCCGGACTTGGCCACATCCTGGGCATCTGGTCAACTTCATCCCAACCCGATACAGGAGCCTGAGGATCGCCGTCATCCGCCTCTCCCACCCGGCCACCCTGGTCGTCCACTTCGTAATCTTGGACGCCATCGGTTCCCCGGTCTCCGCCACCACCAACCAACACCGGATCGAGTCCTCCCCGACCGCGGCGGACGTCCCGTCGACGTGGATGGAGGACCGGATCATGATCTTGAGCGGACAGAAGATGTTGGGGACGGCGATGGAGTAGGTGTGTTCGCCGCCAACCAAGCCTTCGTACTTCCAGAGGGGGAGGCGAGGCTCTTTATCCCGGTGGGTGGGGAGGGCGGCCTCGAATTGTTCGCGCGTGAACTGGACGATTGGCATGACGATTACGCCACCCTCCCCTTAATCTTCGCTACCGCCTTCTCCAACTCCTCATGGAACCGTTTCGGGACGCGATTATCCCCATCATCAAACATCTCCGGCAACTTCATCGTCTCCATGTCCACATACGCCCACGACCGCTTCTCCAAGTTGTCATCGAATGAACTGAACACGTCCCGGACCAACACGATGAACTTCTTCAACCCCTCCCCCGGCGTCAACGCCAAACAGTTTTCCAGGGTGTCGTAGTGGTGATCGTGTACGTCACCGTGTTCGTCAATCGTCTCCGCATCCCACTCGTACTTCACTTTGAACGCCATGACTACGCCGCCTTCCTTTCCGCCGCGACGATCCCCACCGCGATCTTAAACATCTCCTCGAACGTCATCGTCGTCAAATCCACCTCCCGCCCCAACTTCTCCATCAACGCCTCGCCCTTCTTCACACTCACGCCCATGTTCCGCAACGCACTCACCACGTCCCCAATCGCCGGGTTCACGGTCCGGGTCTGGGACGAGGCCGCCATCGCCATCTTGACCGGTGCCTGGGAGAGATCCTTCGCCGCGGCCTTCTGGTGGTTCCTGTACTGGGCCGCGATGTCCTCCATCGTCTTCGTCACGACCCACAACATCTTCGCCGTCTTCTTCGGCATCGCCGCAATCGGGATGACCACCGCGGCCACCCCCATCACCACCCCAATCACCACCGCGGTCGCCGTCGCCCCGCCGGTCAGGTAAACGGCGAGGGTCGGGATCGCCGCCCCCGCCAACATCGCCATCGCGTACTTAATCATTGCCGTTTTCCCTTCTTCACCCAGATCACCTCCGGCTCCGCCATCTTCCCCTTCGCCGTCTCATCCACGATCACGATCACCCCGGTCTCCTTGTTCTCCTGGACCCATTCGATCATCTGGTGAAGGTACTCCGTCTTATGGAGAGCCTGACCCGTCCTTCCTTGTTTGAAAAACCAGGACCTCATCCCCCCACCTCCGTCGCGACCGGTCTCCGAACCGTCGCCCACTCCGACTTATTCCGGATACTCACCTGGGTCATGTGGTCACCCTTCTCGCCACAAATAACCTCATACCGGTACTTCCCCGGCACCAGCTTCTTGATCGGAAGCCACAACACCGGATCGTACTTGCTCATACGAAACCGGAGAACGTCCCCTACTTTCAACTTGTCGGCGGGAACGGTCAGAGTCTCAAAGGTCATCGCCAAAATTCCTCCCACCAGAATCTTAACCTCGATCCCCGAAAATTTTGCGGGTGAATTTGACTTAGAAAGTACCGTAGAACTTTAGTCCTGGTGGTCGGTGTCGGGTGGACATTGAGGGCAGGGGATGGCGGAGCGTTCATGGTGATGGAGTTTGACGAGGTGACCGCATTCGAGATAGACGGTCTCGATGTTGCGCGGGTCCTCGGGGGCGTGGTAGCGGCGGAGGATGCGGCGATAGGGGATTGGGTAGTGGGTGGAGCCGCGGGGATGCTCCGACTTACGGAGTTTGCTGAGACTGTAAATGAGAAAGGCGATTGCGGCGAGAATGATGATGCACTTGTAGGTGTAGAGTGTGAGTTCTTGAGGGGTCATTGGATGGTTTACCTTTTTAGAGATAGCGGTCTTTGAAGGTGGCTTTGACGATGTCGTAGGCCCAGTCGTAAAGGTCGGGGTGGGTGAGGGTGACGGAGCCGAATTGGGATTGTTCGAGGAAGAGGATGGAGCGGGCGAGGACGAGGGCCTCCTCGGGACGCATGATGAGGACCCGTCCCCCAAAATAGTCAGGAGGGATCGGGAATGAGATGCGGCGGGGTTTGGTGGTTAATGGAGTGTGGTTTACGTTCATGATATAGGCGTAGATTTTGGTGTAGTCCTTTTTCCTGGGAGGGGGATAAAAGTCTGGGTCCTCTTGTTTGATTTCGTTGAAGATTTTGGTGGCGACCCAGACAATAGCATTGGTGCCGGTGTTTGTTACCCGCCGGAGACCGGAGTCGACTATGAGGTTAAGATCGTGAAGTTCTGTACAACGAGTGGAGCAACTATTAACTTGAATGCCGGTACCTTTGAAAATCTCCCAGATGTTGGCACCGTAGCCGCCACACGATTCGATGAAGTTGGGAACGATGATACGGTCCTTGTTGTGGGATTCAGTGTTGGACGCCGCGGCGTGGGAGGTGTCCGGGTCGGTTTTACGGGCCGTGTGGCGCATATAGGGGGTTTACCTTATTTGAGATCGCTCCAACGTTCGGCAATGTCGGATGAGGATTTGATCGGGATGGAGATGGGGGTGGCCCCTTCCATGATTTCGGAGGCGACGTCGGCGTAGTCGCGGGCTTGGCCGCGGTCGAGTTCGTGCATGAGTTCGTCGTGGATTTGGAGGAGGGGGAGGCAGACGCAACCGGGGCCGGAGTTGAAGAAGTCGGAGATGGGGTCGAGTTCGGCCATCGCCAACTTGATCGTCCCCTGGGCGGAGGACTGGACCCCGTGGTTACCGGCTTTACGGAGACCTTCGTTTTTGATTCGTTTGTGTGCGCTGTAGACCTCGGGGACGTGGCGGAAGCGGCCGAAGGCGTCCCATACCTTTCCCCAACGACGTGCGCGGGAGAATTGCAACTCCATCCATTCACGGATGCGGTTGTAGACGCCGTACCATTGCTCGATAAGTTTTTCGCAACGGGAGAGGGTCCATTGGGACTCGAAGTCCTGACGCTCTTTGTCGGACCAATTGGGGTCCTTGGAGAGCATGATGGAATCGTAGAGGCCCTGGGCGGTTTGGCCGTAGAGGATGCCGAACCCGATGGTTTTGGAGGGGAGACGTTCAAATTGGGTGAAGTATTTGTAGGTGGCTTCTTCGGCGGAGGTGGCGAGGCCCTTTTTGACTTTTTTCTTGAGAGCGGTGATCTCGTCGAGGGAGCGGCCGAAGATTTCGCAAGCGGTACGGTCGTGGACGTCTTCTTCGCGGATGAAGACCCCCATCATAGTCGGGTCCTGGGCGAGGTGGGCGGCCCATCGCATCTCGATCTGGGAGAGGTCGTTGGAGACGAGGACGTTGCCGGGGGAGGCGATGAAGGCGGCGCGGATGAGTTTTCCGAGGAGGGAACGGGTGGGGATGTTTTGAAGATTGGGGTCGAAGGAGGCCAACCGGCCGGTTGCCGCGGTCGTGACGGAGAAGCGGGTGTGGATGCGGTGGGTGATGGGGTCGGCTTGGAGTTGGAGGGGGCGGACGTAGGTGCCGACTAGTTTGGCGAGTTCGCGGTAATCGAGGATGAGGCCGCAAGCGGGATGACGGTCGCGATACTTTTCGAGGATGTCGCCGCCGGTCGCGAATTGGTCGCTACCTTCGGAGGCGGTCATGGCGACCGGGTCGGAGCCCTGGATTTTGAGGTGTTGGAAGAGGAGGCGGCCGACTTGGTCGGGGGACCCGATGTTGAAGGGGCGATAGACGCCTTTGTGGAAGTCCTGGTAGGCGGGGCCGATGGAGGCCATAACCGCGGCTTCGAGACCCAGGAGACCGCGGAACTCACGGTCCTTACCGTCGATGGTGCGGTGGAAGGTGTAGGAGGTGAAGTCGGTTTCGAGGGAGGCAAGGTAGGGGAGATCGACCCGGATGCCGTTGCGGTGGAACTTGGCGATCATCGGGAGAGCCCCGAAGTCCAGGCGGCGGACGTTGATGGGGGAGGGCCGGTCAAAGTAACGGACCCCGTTGTAGAGCCTCATAGGTTCTTCTTGTGGTGATCGAGGAAGTCCGTGAAGCGGGGGAGTTGAGGGTCGGCGTAATGGTAGCCACTCCGCTTGATGGCGGCGTGACATTCCTTCTCAAATTCGGCAAGCCGGTAAAGGTCGGTTCCCCCGTCCTTGCCGCTCTCCTCGATGAGCATGGCCGTGGCCTTCTTCGTCATCGGGCCGAGTTCGGAATGATACCCGCACATCCGGTCTGTGGCTCCGGCAATGTAGCCGATGCACGCCCACATCACCGCGGGGGTCATGACGGTCAACGTCGATTCCGGGATCGTCAAAAGGTCCGTCGTGATCGAGCGGTAGGGAGGGCACCCACAAAACACATCCTCCTGGCCACATTGCGGACAATAATCTTTGTGGTATCCGCGATCCAGACTCATTTAATCCCTTTCGGTGTGTGTTGATCCAGAAGGCGGTCATACTTCCGTCTCAACTCCAACACGTCCTGATATGCCGCCGACCACCCATACGACCCCTTTTTTGCTGGTCGTTTGGTGGCTCCCAATGCGGCGGAGGAGCATCCGGCGAGTTGAACTGTGAGTTGTTCGATGTGGCCTCGTTGTACGGCAAGCGCCCTCAACACTTGGTTGCTCATAACCCGCGGTGCGGGGGAACCCTTCTTGGCTTTCATGTTTTCGTCCTTTCTTTGCTTTTTACTTCCATTTCGGTGTCACGGCTACGTCTCAGACACCGGTTAAAACCCCTGAATTTGCCCCGCCGGACGATGCTGGTGAGGTTCCCGGCCCTTTCCCCATGTCCCAGGAACCCCACACCCCTTACCGGCGCGTTCTGGCGCGTTTCTTGTGGGCCGCCGCGACCGGCTCCGTGACCGGCTCCGATTTTGCGGCCGGAACCGCTCCCGACCCCGTCGCCATCGCCCTACGTGCGGCGAAAATCTTCTCTTCCTTCTCGTTGATCTCCGCCATGTTCTGGGCGATCTGAGAGTTCATGATGCTTTTGGTTTTTTTGATCCCCAGAGCGGCAAGGAAGGAGCCGGTCGTGGTGGACTGATCGAAGGAGTCGGCCGTAGGCTTGGGATTGGCGCGGATCGCCTCGATCTTGTCACGCGTCTCTTCCATGATCCGGAGGTTCGATTTGATCTCGTCCTGACGGATCGTTTCGAGGATCTCGAACGCGGGACCGAGATCGATAAAATCGTCTTTGGCGGTCATAATCATGACACCCCCTCCCTCGCTATGTCGTACCACTTATCGGACCTCGACGCCGGTTTGGGTCCGCGGCGCGGCTTGGTGCGGATGTGACTGTGATAAATCGTCAGGAACGTGATGATATTGGGGAGGTGGTAGTCGGAGGCGATCTCCATGGCCCGCTCGATGGTGTCGAGTTGCGGGTTGCCGCCGACCATACCTCCCTCGATCTTTTGGAGCGCAACCTCGGAGAGTCCCAGTTTTGCGGCCATCTGGGCGCGGGTGAGGTAGGCAAACCGGCGAAGGTCAGAGAACGCCTGGGCCGGGGAGATGTAGCGGGGAGCCTCGCGCGGTTGCGGACGCCACCGTTCGAGGATCATGGCGATGATAACGGCCCCCACATTCGTTGCCGTCTGTTTTGCCGTTGTCTTTGTCGTGGTCACAATCTCACGTCTTTCAGCGACACATTGATCGAGTCGGTCTTCACTTCCGGCGGCAACTGGAGGACTTCAAGAGCCCGGTCACCCCTTGCGATCTCCCATACGGCGTTTATGATCCCGGACTCGATCTGGGCACAGAGGCCGGGGTTGATCGTATGCCACGTAGCCTTAGGCGGCCCCCACGGTCCGCTATCCACCGCCCGGTCGTAAATCATGTGATGCGAGTAATACACCCTCAACCCGTCGTCCCCCATGACGAGGTAGCAGACGATCTCACTCTTGGATCGCGACGTGTGGAGGATCGGGATCTCGACCCTCCAAGCCTTCGGGTTGTCTGTAGCCGTGACCAATTCGTTCTCCCTTCCTGTATATTATATATATATCACGTATCTCTTACGAGTACCACTACTCTTTACTAACTTCACAGGAGCAAAATAGTCCGTAATCACCACATAACACAACCACTTATACCCAAAAATTAACGTTTTTAGTGTGCAAAACATTCCCGATTCACCCGATTCACCGGGATTTTGTAAGTATTTGTCCTACAGATTTTTCCGAGCGGGTGGCCTTTTTCAAAATTGCAGAAATTTTGCGCGGTGAAATTTGGCACGCAAAATCGACGGGATCTGGGCGGATCTGGGCTATGGCCGGTACGTGTTGAGGTACCTGGAGAGCCGTAAAGTGGCGTCCGCGTCCCCACACGCGTATGGGATGAGTTCGGATTCCGGGACCAGAAGGATCGATTTTTCGGGTACCGGGCCGATCATCGTGGTCATGAGGTCCTTTTCCCAGGGGTGCCATTCCTCAATCCGGGACCAAGGGGACCACTTCTTTTTCGTCAATTTTGCGGGTGAATTGGTCGGGGAGAGGAGGGATTGGGTGGTTTCGGAGAGGAGGGTGGTGAGTTTTTTTAGGAAAAAAGAGGTGGCGCGGTCGGGGGTGGGGAGGCGGCGGCGGGTGAATTTGGGGCAGGGGCAAACGTTGATGAAGGTGGGGGTGGTGAGGTCGTGTTGACAGGGGCCGGTGAGGCGGCCGGACTTGCCGCGGGGAGAGTGGAGGGATTGGGGGTGACCGCAGATGCAAGTGGGGACGGGGTCTTTGGTGAAACCGGCACCAACTAAGTCGATGACGGAGGTGAGGTAGTCGTGGATGAGGGGGAGGGCGTGGGGGGTGACGAGGTCGTCGAAGGACTTCATGGTCATGGAGAGGTGGCGGTAGGCGAGGGTTTTGAGGCCCAGGTCGCCACGGGCGGAGCCGGAATCGTCGGAGTCGCCGCCGCCGCCGATGCCCAGGTTGTAGGCGCGGACCATGGTGTCGGAGAAGCGGCGGGGGTCGATGGGGTGGCCGAGGATGCGGTAGGGGTCGACGTCGGCGAGGTAGTTGTGGAAGGTGAGGAGGGGGCGGAAGTGGCGGAGGTAGGAGAAGAAGGCGGAGAGGACGGTGGGGGAAGAGGCGTAGATGAGACGGCCGGTGCCGGGGGTGTGGGAGAAGGTGAGGCAGAGGGGGGAGGTGGAGGTGATAAATTCGGTGTCGGTGCCGAACTCGTAGAAGCGGCCTTCGCCGACGTTGCGTCCATAGGTCCATTCGGAGGAGCCGCGGAGGTAGTCGGAGAGGTCGTGGACGGTGCGGAGGACCTGATAGTCGGGGGTGGGATAAGGATCTGACGGCCATTCAAACGTCCCATTGTCGAGGTCACGGAGGAGGTGTTTGAGGGCCTCGAAGTCTTGGCGGAGGGGGATCATGTAGGCGGTCGAGTGGAGACCGGCGGAGGGGTGGAAGGTGGGGAAGACGATGCCGGACCAGTCGCCGTAAGAGGACCATTGGGGAATGCCGCGGTGGAGGGAGAGGGAGATGTTGGGGAAGAGGGACGCGGAGACGGCCCCCATGGTGACGATGATTTCGGGTTGGAGGCGGCGGAGGAGGGCGGGGAGGTGGTGGGAGGAACAAGCGGCGGCTTGTTCGGGGGTGGGGTTGTTGTAGCCTTTATCGCTGCAACAGACGGCGTTGTAGACGGCGACGTTTTCGCGGTAGAGGGCGGCCAAGGGGAGGTAGGAGTCGTTAAACTCGATGCCGGTTTTGCCCCGGTCGGCGAGGGGGGTCCCGGAGCGGTCCTCTTCGCGGGAGGGGCGTTCAGCGAGGAAGAGGATGCGGCAGGGGGAGGGGCCGGAAGGGGGAACCCGGTCCCGGCCGGGGACGTGGGGGCAGATGGAACAGTAGAGACCGGACATATTAGCAGGCACACTCGCAAGGTTTAGGATTAGAGTCTTCGGTGATTTGGAGACCTTTGATTCGTTTTTTGGCATCGGCCCAGAACTTGGCCGGGGGAATGTGTTCGGTGGGGATGACACCGGCCTCACGCATTTGGATGAAGAGAGGTTCGAGTTCGTCTAAGGAGACGCCTTTGATGATGGTGTAGCCGATCTCGTCCTCTGCGATTTTGGCCTTGGCCCATACATCAGGGCGAAGACAAAAGACACAGTACCAATGTTGACGGCCGGCTTTAAGGCATCCGATACAGTTGGCGTGTTTGAACTGTTCGTAGGTGTTGGGGCGGAGGATGCCGATCTCCTCAGTGGTGTAGATGGTACGGGGGGACCAGAGGGCGACCGGGTAGTCGGTACGGAATCCCATGAGTCCGAGGATTGTGGACCGGCGGGTGATGCGGTCCTGTTCGTTGGAGTCGAACCCGTAGTAGATGGTGACGGAGGAGGGGGAGTGGAAGCGGCGGAGCCATTCCTCGAATGGGCGGGTCTTGAGACGGTTGGTACAGAGGGCTGTGCCGTTACCGACTTTGAAGGCTTTGGCCTCGATGACTACGTCGAATTGATCTTTGGTGTCCCAACCCGGCATGTTGACGTAGGTGATGGGGAGGGAGAGGTAGTCGGCTACTTCTTGTTTGAAGCGTTTGATGTCGGGGGATTCGGAGCGGCCGATGATGTCGTGATTGACGAGGAGGACTTCATCGTTGGGGAACCGGCGGCGGACCTCAATGGCAGAGATCGCGGAGGAGTGGCCGCCGGAGTAGCAACAGATGTGGGTGGGCATGGTGGTAGTTTAGGGCGGGGTGGTGGGGGCGGTCAATAAGTTAGTTCACCTATGTATCCTTTTTGAGGTTGGTGATCTTGCGGTTAAGATACCACGCCGCCTTCTCGTGGTCCTGGAGGCCGCTGTTGCCGGGTTTGCGGCCGGAGCGGAGGATGTATTTGATGACTTGGCCGTCGAGGAAGTCGAGACCGTAACGTTCGATGATGCACATGACGTCGTCGCCCCGGTAGTGGGAGGGGTTGATGGGGTCGTCTGAGGTGGGGATTGGGGAGGGGGTGGTGGGGGAGGGGATGGCGTTGTTGGTTACTGTTTTGAGGAAGTCGGTGCAATCGGAACAGAGGCCGGTCATGGGGTTGACGAACTCGTCGACGAT